CCAATCGACTGGGGTTGCCTAGGCCACAGCCAGAAGGAAAAGGTAACTAAGATGCAAGAAAAGGGCATCCCTACCCCCTATGATCCTAAGCCTACTAATGCTGAGGTAGAGGGTAAGGTTGCCGAGAAGCGCTACGGCACTATCTTTTTCGTCTAGCGCCCTTAGATCTGTTGGCCTTAGCTGACAGAAGCTGGAGGTTGTTGTGTACGTGTAGGCCACATACGTGTTTCCCTTGGAGGGGCTCTATGTGGTCTACTTCACAGTTACCCTTATACACTTTGTTTATAACGTCCCTGCAGTGATATACGAAATCGATCTTACCTTGGTCGGCCCACGGCACATCTGCGTGTAACTTAGCCGCCCTACGCCTAGCCTTCCTAGATACAAAACCCTTCTTGTTACTCTGATAGTACGCCCTGTGCCTTTGGCTCTCAGACTCTCTGTTATTGGAGGAGTACGCCTTAGACGTAGCTCTCTTACACACCTTACAGTCTGGCCTATAGCCACCCCTTTTAGTCTTATCTTTATAGAAGGCATCTAGAGGCTTCTCAAGGCTACATGAGGTACAAACTCTGGTGCTACTCATAATCTAAGTCCTCATCAGTAGGGACTGTATCTGTCCAATGGTACGTTAGTCCTGCATAGATGGCTATGGGTAACCAGAGAGGAGCTAGTATTATCATTATGATGAAAGATAGTAGGTGGTACATAAGAATCTCCTAGTGCAGTAAGAAAGGGCTACTAAGGACTGCACTCCTGTTCACCCTAAAGTTTTCTCTAGTATACCTATATTATAACATATTTACGGTAAAAAGTCAAGCTTTTTCTTATACCGTTTTGTTATATGTTATAGCTCGCAGGAATTTCCAGAGCAAGCAAGCTGTTGGCTACCTTCAGTATTGTCTGTGGTTTCCTCAATATCCCACTGAATTTCCTTAGGAAAGTCCTTAGCTAGCTTGTTGTACGTAGCCTTGTCTATGGGTTCATAAGGGGCTTGAACATAGCTATGATCTGAGTAAGGAAGGAAGGATATACCAGAGATGTCGTCAAAGTTGTTATATATAAACTGGCCCACCTCTAGGAACTCTTCGTTTCGATAGTAGCAAGTCATAGACACCTTGTGCTCCGTGAAGTACTCCTGATAGAGCATCCATAGTTCTAGCTGTTCCATAGCACCCATCTCAGAGGCCACCACAGCCCCGTCAGGAGACTTTATAGGGAAACTGTATACTAGGGTACTGGGGTTCATCTGATCGATCTCAGAAGGCACTCCAGCGGCCTCTAGGACACTGCAAAGCGGGTCGCGAACGTCTGCACGAACTCTCCGTATATACTGTGAGCTAAACCTAGGATGGATGCCAGAGCTAGTATCACAAAGCTGGCTAACAGTACCGCTAGGCTTGACTGCAGTAATAGCGACAGAAGGGTTGATACCGAGCTTTTTAGCCCACTTTTCGTTAGTGACAATCGCCTCATTTTTCATCTCCGTGAGCCACTTCTTAAGCTTGGCTTTGTCTCCACGCCCAGACAGCAGGGGATGATCCATGATGCCTGTAAGGGAAACACCAAGCAGTGCCTCTTCTTCGGTGTTAGTTTTCCACACGTTTCTCAGATAGCGGAAGTCAGTAAGAGAGGCCTGTAGAGTACCCAGAATACTGGCAACCCTAATCTTCTGCTTAAGAGTAGTCAGAGTATCCTCAGGCCTTACTATAACTTCCGTTAAATTGCAAAATTGATACGGCCTAAGAATTATCTCTGAACAAGGGTTAGTTCCAAAATCGTACTCACTGTCCCTACGCCCGTTCTTAGCGGCGTGATTCTGGCTTGCGACCCTACTAAATATTCCTCGCTCACCTGACCGACTCTCGTAGAGACTAGTCCATTCGTTCAAGAAAGCTTCAAAGTCAGGCTTCTCTGTGTAGCAGGCAGAGTTATTAGCGAGTCCTCTGTGCGGAGTGTCTACCCACCACTGACCGTGCTTGGCTCTCCTGAGGCGATCATCAGTTAGGTTGGAGAGGCTGATGAGGGCGCTTCTCCGGACCCCTCCGACGACGATGGCGCTAGCAATCTTACAGCAGAGATCGTGGCACTCAACGGAGCTAAGCTTTCGTCCAGTAGCTCCTCGAAAGAGTTCAACTGTGAATCGAAATAAGTCGAGCAGAGGTTCTGGGCCACTTGCTCTACCTCCAAAAACTTTAAGCGGGGAACCCGCAAGTCTAACTCTGCTGACATCCCATTGGGGAATCTGACCAGCATACAACATCGCAACCAGTTCCCTAAACGATTTCGCCCATCCAATCTTGCTATCTGCCACATTAATAACTGTGTCGGTTTCATGAAATTCTTCTGCTACCTCCGGTAATTTAGATATGTACTGACGCTCTACAGAGTATCCTACACCTGTGCCACACAGAAGGACGTACATCAGTTCGTCAAAGCTTCTGGGGCTGTCTATGGGTAGGTACGAGCAGTTGAATCCTGCTACGTTATCACGCTCTAGGGCTTCTCCAGCAGTCATGAGTGCTCTCATGCTGGGCATTACCTCTAGGTTAGTGATGGCCTCAGTAACCCCTGTTACGTCCTCACCCTTGAGGCTCCCACGGTCTACCCAGAATTGTACGTAGCGGCCTACGGTTTCTTCCCAAGTCTCCCTACGCTTCTCCTCTGGCAAGTATCTGGCGTACCTTGATTTATGGATATACTGCATGTAAGCATCCATTGGATTACTCATACTACCTCCTTGTTAAACTGACGGTAAACGGTCATTGTAGATGTTCCTAGCTTTAAAGCGATATTAGCGTAGGACAGTCCTGCTTTACGTAATTGTTTTATCTTCTTTAGGTCAAGAGGTGTTCTACTGTGGTCGTAATTGGGGTTGTGGAGCTTGTTAAGCTTTGGCTTGATTTCTGCTATCATAAATTCTTCTAGATCTTTTGCCTCTGCTTTAGACAAACCGCGTTCAACAATAGTTACCCAGTCACACGGAAGTTTACCCCTTATCATCTGTTCCTTTTTCCACGTTTGTCTCTCCTCTGTGTCTCCTTTCATATATCCACAGTGCCAAGCGCGGCCTTTCTGTCCCATACCGACGTAAACGGTGTCTCCTTCTTCTTTATAAACATAAACGTAATATGCATCCATCTATTCTGTCACTCCTAGTGTCTCGTTCATGATTGCTTGAGAGGCCATCTGCAGGAGCATGTACACACCATCAGGGTACTGCTCGTTGGAGGCCACCTCAAAAGTCTCTCCGTCTTCGTACATGATTACCGCACACTTCATGCTTCTCCCTGCTTCCTCGTGAGCCATAGCTTTGCCCACGAACACCGACAGAAACTCAGAGGTTGGCACTTCCTCCCGTGTGTCTTTCTTTTTACCAAAGTCGCCGTCTATGACTTTCATAGGGCCACCTCCTTGATTAACCAGTCTAGGTACACTCTAGCCTTCCGTAGATCCTCGACTCCGTTCTTGTACTCGTAGCGCCACAGGTACTTCAAGCAGTTCCCCTTGAGGTAGCCCTTGTACTCCTGAGGGTGCATAGACGCCTTGATAGCTTCGATGGCTTCGATAGCACCCTTGTTGTAGTGGTCAGGAGCGCCCACAGGGTCGTGCTTGTCTGCTGGATGAGCTAGCTTGCCGTAGGCTGTCTTACTCTTGCCTACCTTGTCCCACTGTTCAGGAGTAGCACTGTCGATAGAACCGTTGGTGTAGTCTGTCCATTCGTTACTCACTGTCGCCCTCCCATCCGTCACACTCAAAGGTAACTATAGCCATGTAGCCCCACTCTGGTACGTCATCGTCCACCATGACTGCATCGGGGAACCCAGCCTCTTTAGCGGCCCTCATGGTCTCGTAGTACAAAGTCACGTTAAGCGTCATAGACTTCTTCCTCCAGTTCCTCGTGAAACTCATCTACTTTACGCAACAGCTTATCCTCAAACCTGTCTAGTATTTCTTCTGAAGATATCTGTAGTGCTTCTATCAGGTCATCTGGGTCGTAGTGTTGCAAGAGACGCTCCTTAATTTCGTCTAGTGTCAGTGACATAATCTACCAACTCCTTTAGTGTATCTATATTGTACCATAGAATACCGTTGTTGTCACACCATTCAGCCATAGTACGTTTGGTACTTTTGCTTACTTTCTGGTTAGGCTTCATCAGTACAAATATGAGTTCCTGTGAT